AAGAAGGCTGGCAAGTGATCCGCGTTGTGATCCTCGCCCTCTGCATTGTGATCGTGGCGTGAGCGCACTCCCGGCGGTTTCGTGTTGCTGCGACCCCGGCGTGTTGTGGTACGCCCTCAAGTGCGAGGACTACTTTGCCAATTATTGCTGCGAGCCTGATTGCTCGCAGGCTCCTGCTCGCATTGAGTTCTGCATCGGCTATCTGATTTCGATAGGCATACCCGACCCGCCAGACATTGCGACCAAGTGCTACTACATCTCGTACGACTGTTGCATCTACATCCTGACCGGGGTTGAGGCGCTGCCCTGCCCGAACCCGCTCTCGATTTACCCGGTCAACGTGGGTGAATTGGTTGAGATCAAGAACCGTGCCGCGCAGGGGCCGCCGTGCTGCTATGCCGCGCCCCAGCAGCAGGGGAACCCGGGCGGGATTGCAGACCTGCAAATCCCTGAGTATGGCCCCGCCATTGCGAACAACCCTCAACTCCCATGCGAGGAATTGGTGGCGGAGTGCTACCCCTTCAAAGATCAAGCCGGAACGGTGAAAGGGAGCGGGGTCACGATTGCAAGCTCCGCTCGCACCTGTATTGAGACGATTGGCGTTCCTTGGTACGTTCGTTGCGATCACGGCCCGCCAGTAGAGATCGTCAGCCTCGACGTGGGTATGTCGCAGGAGATGGGCTTCTGCACCGTGCGCGACCCTGTGACCCCTGCTAGTTGCCCGAATCAAGTCACTCAGTCATACATTGAGTACATGAATTGCCCGGACTGCGAACCGGAGGGCGATTGCTGCGGCAATACCCCAATTTGCGAGGACGTGCCTGACTACTGCGAGAGTTTTGAGGATCGCTTTGAGACGTACGACGTGCGGACGTGCTACTCGCTCGGTGGGTTTGGTTGCCCGTCCCATGACGAGGACATCATGACCATTGTCTTTCCGGCCTGCTTTGCGCCGGGGATTGACCCCGAAAGCCCGGGCGCTCAGGCGGCGCTCAATGCCCTCTTCCTTGGCCCGACCGGGATTGTCCACATTGACCAACAGAACACGGTCGCAACGGGCTGGGGAACGCTTGGAGCGCCGAAGCTAAGTGTCTGCGGTCTTGACATCGTGATCTTCTCAGGCAACGCCGCGCACATTGCCGAGCGCATCAATACCCGTATCGGGGCGCTGGTGACGGCTTCCGGTATCCCGCCGTGGTCGGCGTACTTCTGGTTCGGCAATCGCCAGAGCTGCGTATTGTGCGACTGGCAGACCCCAAACGACCGCCCCGGGTTCTCTGATGGGGATACCTTGACGGTTGACCGCGTGGCGTTTACGAATGGAAATCAAGACATTACGGTCACGCTTGTCGGCTCGTCCCCTCGATATTACGCCTGCGCGTCGCAGACCTTGCTTGTCGATTACCCGTGGCGGATGACAAGCGAGAACACTTGCAACGCGTCCATCTCAGCCATCAGCGCAACCCCAAACAACTTCGTTATCCAATGCCTGTCCTTCCCCGAGTATTCATTCGGGGAGCGGTACACCATGAAGCGCGTGCAGGAGTACGCGTCACCCGATATTCAGATCTGTGTGGATTACGGCTTCTATCAACCCGCAACCAATTGCGAAGCCCGCGACGGGTGGCCGTTAGAAGACATCACCGTCACAATCGGCAACGACATCATCGTGCTTGTGTATGGCTGGACTTCGCTTTGCCCGGGGATGCCTGACCCGCGCACGGGCTGCTACGCCTACCCATTCGTTTACCAGCCAGCGCCATGCTGCCCAGATCAGTACCCGGACTGCGCTCAATGGAACATCGATCACCCCCTCCCGCAGCCATGCGTGCGTTCTGTCCAATACCCCCGCATCTTCTGCAAGTCTGACGGCTCAGTCGTCACCCTCACCTCATGACCATCGGCACGCTCAACGTCTCTGGCATCTCGCTCCCGATCATTGATTGCAAGTCGTGGCGCGTGGCTGGCACACAACCCATCTGCCTCAAAAACCTTGACGTAGCCAAGTGTGCGACCTGCGAGGAACGCGAGACGCGGGAAGGCAATGTCGTTGACCCGCCCCTCTTCCTTGGCGCACGCCCCGCCGTTGCCCGCGCCAAGCTGACAAAGGAAATGCAGCCGCCAGCGCCGGGGACGGTTGCACCCCCTCGGATGCGCGGGCTGGGTGACGTGGTTGCGGCGATGACGAGCGCGGTCGGGATCAAGGCGAACTCGTGCGGCCCATGCGCGAAGCGGCGCGAGGCGCTCAACCGCCTAGTTCCCTTTGGGCAAAAAGAAACCTCGCCGCCACCCGAAGGCAACGGCGAGGGAGAGGCAAGGTAGTAGGTCAGCGAATGCGGAGGCTTGTCCCGCGAGGGAGCAAGCGGCATCCGGGGATCTCGCCGCCAGCCTCAAGGACGATCCGGATCGCTTCCTTGTTAGGCTCGGTGACGATCTTGACGAGGGGAACTTCAAGCCCCTTGACGGCATCGTCGTCGATCTGAAGCGACTGCTTTCCGCCATTGCCAGCGACCGACAGCTTGAACCGGGGCGTTTCGATCTTGAGCCGCCCAGTCGTTTCCATTGCCGCCTTTAGCCCTTCTTTGAGGCGTAGGGCAAGGGCATCGTCAGCCGCTGCGAGCGCACGGATGCGAGAGGCTTCCTTGCCCCTCGCCTCCGCTCGCATCTCTAGCTCACGAATGAATCCCGCGTAGGACTCGGCCTTGGTGTCGAGGGCGACATCTAGACCCGTGAGATGCTCGTCGAGCGCGGCCTGCGCCTCGGGCGAGTCGATGCCACCGTCCAAGACGGCATCGAGAATGGACTGCATTTCCGACGTAATTTGATAGAGGCTCAAAACGGAATCTCCTTTTTGGATGCGATGACCTTCATGATCTGGAGCGTGTCGCCGACGCGCTCAAGCTGCAACTGCATACAGCCGTTGACGTGTTCTTTCGCCATGTTGACGTACTCTTGTATGGTTGTGGCGAGCCACGCTTTCCCGTGCAGGCCGTCCACCTGAATGGCGTGAGCCTTGCCGTCACGAACGACTACGCGCAGGATGTCGAATGTCCCCTCGTATACGTCCGGGTACGCGTCAAGCGCCTTGGTTGCCGCCTTGACTTCCGCCACAGGCTCAGGAGCGGGCTTGGTTGCCCTAGGAGCGGTCGGAGGCGGCGGAACGGCTGTCCGTGGGTCTTGCGGCTTGAAGGGCTTACGCGGCTCGCTACGCGGTGCGCTTGGCAGGCTTGCCTCGTTCCCGTCCTGATCCTCTTCCCCTACGATGTTGGTCACAGAGGCTAGGCAGTACCTGCGAAGGTAAGTAATTATCGAGCCAAGCTGCTGAACCGTAGCGCGGTCAGGTAGTGCGGACATAGCCGTCTCCGCCATCCATTCCCCGCTCGCGTGGAGCAAGGTGGTCGTGACTCCGACCGCCCCACCATCGGTGCTGACCGTCTGCACGGCGCTGATCCCGTGACGGGCAAGCGGCAGGCGGACGGCGTTGATGATTGCGCCAAGGCTGGCGTAGCGGCTCTTGAAATGCGGGTTCACCGCGTCAAGGCTAGGGTTCACGATTTCCAAGTTTGCGGCCGCCAGCGCCTTCGCCAGCTCCCCAATAGTGTCACTTCGTTGCATAATGTCCTCTCAAGACTGCGCGGCTCGCCGCACTCGACCCCGGCGAAATGCTAGGGCATCGGGAGAATACACGAAGATATAATCCGTGTCAACAAGTGACGAGCGAAATAGCCGTCATCGACGCAACCCCGTACTGCTTGGTGGCGTTGAGGGAAACGACCTGCGCGTCATCGTGATACAGGATTCCGGTAAGGGCATCAAGGACGGCACGGCAGAGCTTATCCACGTCAGGCTTGCCGGGGTGGGTCGGAACGCCAGCGCGGAGTGCGCCTTTGCTGGTGTAGTGGCTCTTCGGTCGAACGAAGACAAAGGTAATCCCTATCCCTACAGGTAGCCGCGTTGGTGGGTCTTTACGCGCTTGACTTGCGGCAAGGGAAATAAGGGCGCGGTAAGGCTTCACCCTCGCGCATGACTCCACGAGCGAAACACGGCCGCCGCGCACGAATGCACGCTTTGAGCCTTGCGGGGCAGGGATTCCAACGACTACGAATTCAAGCACGTTGCGCCCGCTGGCATACGAGAAGCGCTTGCCGTGCGCGGTTGACTTCTTTGATTTGGGCGGTGAGCTGCTCGCGCATATAGGTGATCTCGCTTGCGGCTTCTTTGAGTAGGGGGTCGGTGGACTCGCTCGCCGTGATGCGGTCAATGATGTCCTCTTCCCAGTCCCCGCGCATGATTAACCCTCGCCCCGGTAGAGGTCGTCTCTTAGCGTTATGCGGTGTAGTTCTTGCTTCACCGTGGTGAGCGTATCTTGCTTCTGTTTTTTTGGCGCAGGGCGTTTGAAGATTTGCCGCGCCCACAATAAAACGACCCCGCCGAGGGAACGCCCCCCGGCGGGATCGCCGCAAAAACCTTGATTACCGCGCAACGCGGCGACTCCCCAAGACGATACGGCACACCGCTGAACGGCTGACCCGGTACTTCCGGGCGATGTCTGACTGCTTCATCCCCTTGCTCTTGTCCTTGCGGATGCCCTCGACCGTCAAGGTGTCAATCTTGAACACGGGATTCCCCCTTTGACCGCGTGATCTTGTACCGCTGGTCGGCGCGGATCGAAACCCGGATGCGGTCGTGATTGCTTGAGCCTTGCAGGTTCGCAAAGATCTGCGCGACCTGCTCCCCTGCCTCGTCAAGCAGGATGATCGACTCGTCACGCTTACGAATGGTGATGGTGAGGAACCCGCCTGCGATGGTGTTAACTGACATGGGCGACCTTTGTATTGGGGTTGCACTTGGTAATGAAGTTCACAACGCGGTTCATCAGATCCTCGCGTATATCGTCCTGCGTGTCTCCTTCTTCAAAGAGGCACAAGCTGCTAAACCGCGTCCCCTCAATGCCCTCGGGGTTGGTCTGCAAGAGGTAGACCGAAGCCCGCCAGTAGGCGAGTACCGGGTTACCGTCCGATTCGTCCACTTGGTGCAGCATGGGGTCGCCGCCAACGATGACCAACACCGGGCGGTCAAACTTGCCCGCCAGCCCGCGCTGGACGCGATCTTCACTCAGCCATGCGGGGTAGCCGTCCTTGCGATTCCATTCCACGTCATGCAGCACAGGCCGCGCCCATCGGTTGTCTTCTGTCATGGTGTTTCCTTCTCCGCCTCAAGGGCGGCAATGCGTTCTCCAATCCATTCCATGCAATTCACGGCCATGCTGTTACCCAGCGCTTTGTACCTCGGCCCATCCGGGCAATCGTCCGCCGCCTTCTTGCGCCAAGGGATCAGCGTGTAATCGTCGGGAAACCCCTGCAAGCGTTCGCATTCCCTTGGGGTCAATCGGCGCACGGTCATGGCTTGCGCGACCGCGTGCGTAGCGCAGCCGCCACTACTACCGCACCCCATTGCGTGAACTGACCCATCAATACTGCTGATGGGATCTTGGGTAGGGTGGAAAGCAACCGCAACGCCATGCACATCTGCCTTCGTCATTGTGTACATAGCTCCTTCGTTTGACGCGCCTACCCTTTGCGGCCCACCTTTGTTGCGCCCAATGAGGTTGCCCTGTATGGCAATCGTTGTCGCCCGCACGTCCCCGCAGTCAAACAGCGAGAGCGTGGGGTTGACCTGCCCCTCCACCCATGTCTCATCATCGGTGTCAGACTGGGCGCGTTTGGACTTGGTGTACGGGACGGCAACAAGGTCGGTAGGCCCTTTATATTCTCGCGCTAAACGAGTGCTACTAACTTTACCTATGCCATATGCACCGTTTTGCTGTTGGTCAAACGGTTGCAACACCGCACCAAAGTTGTCTTTGTCGGGCATCCGCTGCGCCCCGTTTGCCCCGCATTTGGTCAGGGTGTCGGAGGTGTTTCCGCCGTCCCACCAGCAGCCTGCTCCAACGCGTCCCTCAACATCTCTGGCAGCTTCTTGCCCCGCCGCTCCGCTCTTTTTAGAATGCCGCTGCACGCTTTCGCGCTCAAACAATACCTTTGCGGCAGCGGTTGCGTCTCCAAGACATCCGACAACGAAGACACGTCTCCGGCGCTGCGGGACGGCACGGGGATGCCCGTGTGTTCTGCACCATTGAGCGTCCAACACCCTGTAGGCGTACTGATACCCCAATTGCCGTAGCCCGCTGAGGAAGGAACCAAAATCCCGTCCTCCGGATGAACTAAGCACTCCCGGCACGTTTTCCCAAACGACCCATCGAGGCCGTAGACGTGCAGCGATTGCAAGGTAGGTAAGCATGAGGTTTCCGCGTGGGTCGCGGAGTCCTTGCCGGAGTCCGGCAACGCTGAAGGACTGGCATGGGGTTCCTCCCACCAAAAGGTCAATTGCTCCTGCATCTAACGGCCACTCCTGAAATTTGGTCATGTCCCCAAGGTTGGGAATATGAGGGTAATGATGCGCGAGAACCGCGCTAGGGAAGGGTTCAATCTCCGAGAATCCAACAGGCTCCCAGCCAAGCCGATGCCAAGCAACGGTCGCAGCCTCAATGCCTGAACAGACAGATAGGTATTTCATTCGTACATTTCCGGCGGTCGCGCCTCAAGGTACTCCCGCGTATGGCGCGAGTAGGTGCTGTTGATGACGATGGCCATCGGGAAGTCTGACGGGACGCGCTCGTCATGGTCGAGGACTTGCCCGTCAAGGCTCACGGTCAGGATCTTCCAGTCGAGCAAGCGCCATGCTGGCTGGTCGCCTGCGTCCGGGTTGCCGCCATCGACTTGGTAGCGACCTTCTAGGAGGACGGTCACGGCGTGGGACATGAGGTACTCGGCAACGACTTCCGGGATTCCGTACAACTGGTCAACATTGATGTCGTATTCAACTTCGCGCTTGCGGATCTTCTTGGTGTCTAGCATCGGAATTTCCTTTCGGTAGGGGTGGTGAAGAGGCTGTCGGGGATAGAAGAGACAACAGCAATAAATACGCGCTGCGCCTTACCAGCGCGACCAAGGCGAGTGCCACCAGTCGGAGCGATAAGCCCCGCCGCGTGCAGCTCGCTGACGCGCCTTCGCGCCCCCGCGTGTAGGTGGGCTTTCGCCTCCGCCTCGTCCGAGGTCAACCCATACGCCCCCGCCGCGCTAAATGCGGCAAGGAGGGCGGCTTGAAGCCCTGCGAGTTTGGGAGCCATGTCATCGGCGGCCGTGTGGCTAGTCGCGGGGTCGGTACGCCGTGCGGTCACAGGCTCACCACCGTGTTCTCGTGGCGGGCAATGAACGCGCCTTCGGCTGCGTCAAGTTCATCCACGCACGCGGCAAAGGCGTTCTCGTCATCATGGTCAACGGCGGCAAGGTCGGCGTTTGCGCGGATTACGCGATGGCTTACGTCGTCGTTAATTTCACGGGCGGCGGCAAGCAGCGCATCGTTGTACTGCTTGGCAATACGGTCGCTGTTCAAGGCATCGGTGACGGTCATTTGGGTCTTGGTAGACATTTGCTCAGTCCTCTCAAACTGGGTGCGTTGCGGCAGTATCGGCTGTCGCATCCTTCCCCCTCGCGGGGGTCGGTGCGCGGTCGATTGTTACACGGTTGCGCTGATTCGCTTGTGCGCCCACCGCACAAACTTACCCATCGGCTCGCCGTATGCAATTCCTAAATCGCTCGCTGCTTGTTTGAGCGCGGAGGTTGGTTCCAACCCGTCCGAATCGGACATCATTTGCGAGGCGTTCGCATACGCCGCCTGATACGTTGCGAGTGTTTGTTGGTCGATTGGTTTGCTCATGGTGTTCCTTTGATTACTTCTTGACGTTGAAAGCAGGATTGACGTGGTAAATGTGAATGACCTTGTCACCCTTGGCTTCGATGGCGGCTTGACCTGCGGCAATATTCTTGTACCCGTAGAAGTCGCCCTGTTCGGTACGCAAGACATTCATGCCATGCTTGTGGAACTTCTTGCAAATGCTCTTGACCTGCTTCTCTTCGTCACGGCGTTCAATTTCGTCAGCGACTGCTTGGTCGATGAGGTCATCAACGGAATGGAAATAGTGGTCAACATTGACGTTAACCAACGCCTTTGTCATCTCGCTGACAAGTTCCGCTTCAATCTTTGAGTCAGCGATACGGACGAAAGTGCTGCCACCGTGTCCACTATTCTCAGCCGTACCAATCTTCTTGCCGTCAAGTGTGATGTCTGTGGTGAAGCATTCGGTTTCTTCTGACATACGTTCGACATGAATGAAACGCTTAAATCCGATGCGCTTGATAATTGGCTTGATGGCTTCGGCGGCCAAGTCCCAATTGGTGTCAAACTTGTTTGCGATTTCGGCGGGGGTATTTGCTGCGGTGGTCATTTGCTCAGTCCTCTCAAACTGTTTGCGTTTGTCAGAGGCACGCGCCTTTGACTTCAGTAAGGTACTACAAGGTATATCGGTACGCAAGGGCTAGTACATGAGTTTGTTGACAGATTTCTGCATAATTGCAGATTCCTAGCCCGAAACCTGCATCAAATAAATTGACACCGCGCCCGATTATGATGCCGCTCGGTGTGCCAGCCGCGCTGGTGGTCGGCTGGCGCGGTTGGTACGCCTAAAAACAAACGCGGCGCGGATCTTTCGATCGACACGCCGCGCTTCCGGGGGTGAGGTAAGGAGCGACCAAGGCCGCCCCGCCACATGGTGGCAGGTTTATGGTATCATATTTCTAGCGACTCCCAACGTGGGGATAGCGGAGCGAGTGCAAACGCTCAACATCTCGACAACTGTAGGCGGGGCGGGTTAGCCCGCACTCGCTCCCCGCCCTGCCTACGGCTATCGCAAGGAAGCAAATGTCTACACCGTGGTTCCCTATGTACCCGACTGACTTCTTAGTCAGCACCGCAACGATGACCCCCATCCAAGGCTGGTCATACACGCAGCTCCTCATGTACGCGTGGACGAACGGGGGCATCCCAGACGACCGCGAAGCCTGCTCAATCCTGACCCGCTGCCCGCTCTCTGAGCGTGACTGGTCAATCATTCGGGGACGCTTTGAGCCTATGGCTCAGCCATTGGCTAAGCCAATGGCTAGCCTTGTGAACCCGCGCATGGAACGCGAGCGCGTCAAGGTCGAGCAGCGCCACAACGAACGAAGCGAATCCGGAAGGCGTGGAGCCGATGCCCGTTGGAGTGGCAAGAATGGCTCCGCCAATGGCTCAGGTAATGGCTCAGCCAATGGCTCAGCCAATGGCAAACCGATGGCAACTACAACCACAACCACAACTACAAATACCAATCCCCCCGTAACCCCCCTTGGGAAGGGGGGTCGTCGCCTACGGCGAGCGGAGTTAAAGGCAGCACAAGAAGCCGATCCGAACTGGACACCGTTCTAAACCGACAAGGAGACACCAATGCAAACAACGTGGATCGACAACAAGATTTATCTGTGCAAACTGTGGCCGAAGTACAAGCCGACCTCGGAGGAAGGCGACCTCCTGAACGAACGCTGGGGACAACTGAAGCAGGACATCCTGCGCGAGTGCATCAAGCAGCACCGCCTCGAACGCGATAGCCGCCCCGACCTGTCCGCCATCCACAAGGCGTACTGCAAGATCACCGCCACCGCGCACACGGCAGGGGTAGCGAGTACCGAAATCGAGGACACCCGCGCACAGACCTGCATTCCGCCCAGCGCGAGCGAGCTTGCAGAATGGGACTCGTGGGCAGCAAAAACGCTCGCCACCGTGACCGATGCTGAGATCGAAGCCGTGCGAGACATGATGACCTACGTCCCCACCACCGCCCGCGTACTCGCTGTTGCCGTTGACTACGTCCGCTCGCAGCGGGGCAGGGTTGCCCGCAGCCGCGTCTGAACCCCAAACACGCCTCCAAGCGCGTCCAAGACCAAGGGACGCGGCAGGAGGCAATCTAGGAAGTGCTAGCCATGTCAGATTATTACAAGGTCGATCCCCCGTTCGTCATGTCGTTTAGCGGCGGCCGCACGTCAGGCTATTTGCTACGGCAGGTTCTTGACGCTTGGGGCGGTACGTTGCCTGCTGGCGGGGTCGTAATGTTTGCGAACACCGGGCGTGAACACGTCAAGACGCTCGACTTCGTCAAGCAGGTCGAACGCTGGTGTCCAATCGTGTGGATCGAATACCGAGCCGAAGCGCCAAAGTTTGCCATCGTGAACAGCGAAACGGCTAGCAAAAACGGGGAGCCGTTTTCTGACCTTATTGTGGCGAAGAAATGGCTACCAAGTCCAGTACAAAGATTTTGCACTACAGATTTGAAAGTCGTACCCATACGCCGATACATGACATCTATCGGGCTTCCGGACTACACAACCATCCTTGGGCTGCGAGCCGACGAGCCGCGCCGTGTTTCCAAGCTGCGGAACGACCCGACCCGCGATATTGCTATGCCGCTTGCAGACGCAGGGGTTGACCGTGAAGCCATCATCAACTGGTGGGCGGCAAACGACTTTGACCTTGAACTCCCAAACAACGACCCGGCATTCGGGAATTGCGACTTGTGCTTTCTCAAGGGCATGGCCCGGGTAGAGCGCGTCATCCGTGAACAACCCGAATTGGCGCAATGGTGGATAGATGAGGAAAATAAACGAAGCGCTCGATTCCGCAAAGACCGCCCCACCTACCACCAAATTCGCACCCAAATCACCCAGCAGGGTGTCCTGTTCAACGAATCAAACGACGACCACACCATCCCCTGCGACTGCACGGATTAAGGATAATTGCAATGAGATACGCAAGTAAGGCAATGAAGAAGAAGCTCGACCAACTCGCCACCTACTTCGCGCACGAAGGTTTTACGGTCGGGCGCACGGCGACCGGGATCGTTGCCGTCGATCAAGACGGTATCGTCATCCAAGTCAGCCCCTTCCGCACCAGCGTGCAGGTTCGCCACCGTATCCACGGCCGCTTCCGCGAGGAGTACGTCAAGAAACTCCCCACCCCCGACTGGTTCACCGTCCGCATCCCCATGCTCATGTCTTGGGCGCAAGACCCATTCAGTAAGGAAATGCCCCGCCTCGTCAGCGTCTCGCGCCGCCCTGTTCCATCTCGCGCTATACTCGAAAGCATATGTCCGCCACCGCCATCAACACCTACGACGACTTCAAGGAACACATTCGCACCGCCGTTGAGGGGCAGGGCATGACGCGAGGCGAGCTTGCAAACCGCATGGATGCCGATGGCATCCTTCGCGCCCATACTGTGCGCTGCCTCCTTGGGACACCGGGGACACGCAACGGGAGGCGCAAGCCTGCATTCGACTCCGCGCTCGCAATCGCGCACGCTGCCGGATTTGAGTTGATTCTGAGAAAGCGGAAGGTACGATCATGACAGAAGACGCACCCCTCGATAGGGGGAAGGGGGATGTCCGCGACCTCGTCACGCGCCGCGACAAGACCCTGCACCTTTCTTGCCTTGAGCGAGCCGTCTACGGCGGTTGGGACATTCCAGCCGAGGCCGCCAAGTCTGCGCCCGCCTTCCTACAGGACGTGATGAACGACCCAAACATGGACACCCGCACCCGCGTGCGAGCCGTGGAAGTCCTTGCGTCCCTGTCCCGTGACCGCGTAGACGCGACCGTGCAGCTCGACCGCATCCTGCGTCTTGACGCTGGTACGGCAACCGACCGCGTGGAAGTGATCCACGACCTTGGAGATCAAGCCCTTGATGCCGTCGCTCAAAGCCTCAACCAGATCCAGCCCCCCAAGTGCCTTCCAAAGCCAAAGCGAAAACCAAAGCGCAAAGCCTGACCCCGGAGCAGGCGGTCGCCGCAGCGCGGGAGAACCCGGCAGCGTTCTTGGCCTTGTGCCTCGGAAAGCCCGTCTCCGACCTGCAACGCAGTCTGCTCGCGCACGGGCTGAAGCACCATAGTTGGTACGCGGAACTACCCCGAGGACACGCCAAGACCTCGACCCTCACCTACCTTGCCGCGTGGTGGCTCGGTCGCCGTCCAGCGACACGGTTTAAGCTGATCGGGCAGAACGACGAAGCCGCGTCGGCAACCTCTCGCTTCCTGCGCGACATCATCCGCAGCCCCATCTACCGCGCCACTTTCCCGCACATTGAACTCAAGCCCGGGGAGGACACCGTCATGGCGTGGTCAATCACCGCGCCTGGGGTAGGGGCAAGGCGTGACCCGTCCGTCCAAGCCTCCGGCATCTTCGGCAGAACGGGCGGACGCGCCGATGTCCTGTGGCCGGATGACATCTGCGACCTACGCAACGCCGTTCTCCAGCCGACCCTCCGCGCACAGGTCAAGGAGGCGATGAACAACATCTGGCTTCCCATGCTTGACCCGTCCGCGAAGCACCCCGCTCGCATTTGGCGCACGGCGACCCCCTTCCATACGGACGACATTACCGCCGACTGGAGACGCGAATGCGAACGCGCTGGCACGCTCCTGCGCGAGCCTTGCCGGGGACTCATCAGCCCGTGGCCGAGCGTGTTCACGCCTGAGATCCTCGACCAGAAGCGCCGCGAGATGGGGCCGATGGCGTATGCCCGTGCCTACGAACTCGTTCCGCTGTCCTCCGACCTCCTGATCTTCCGTCCAGAATGGACGCGCTACTACCGCTCCGGGACGGTTCCCCTCGGTACGCGCACGGTCGCCGCTATCGACTGGGGGTACGGAAAGAAGCGCCAAGAGCGCGACGACCCCGACTACTCGGTCTGCATCGTGGGGGAGGTTGACCAAGCCCGCAACCTGTACCTGACCGACATCCTACGCGTCCGCGAGTCCTTCCCCGACTTTGCCCGCATGGCGAAAGACCTCGTCGAGCGCCGAGGAGTGGGCATGGTGCTGGCGGAAGCGAACGGGCCGCAGAAGGGCGTATTCGACCAATTCCGCCAAGACTGCCACCAGCCCGTCATTGCCGTCACCCGTACCGCCGACAAGCATTTACGCGCCGCCGCCGCCCAGCCGTTCGTTGAGCAGGGGAAGCTCTTGTTCCCGCAGAACCATGATGGGCAGGTTCACGCCGACTTCCGCTCAACCCTTGACGAAATGCTCGCCTTCCCCGCTGGCAGTCACGACGACACGGTGGACTGCATCGTTGACCTCTGCACGGCAGCGTCAAGCGGTACGGTGGTGACATCGGGCGGCGCGGTCACCGTGGCGACCGACACGAGCAGGATGTTCGATTCTCGCGCAGTCAAGCGCAGAATGTTCGGTTGAATCGGTACGATGCTTGCGGACTACTCAACAAAGGAACCACATGAGCAAGCAAGACATCGAGAAGCGTTTGGGATTCGCGGCGCAAGGCGTGAAGGACACTTTTGCAGCACACCCAGAAAACATTGCATGGATGCGGTCGCTTCCGACCGAAGTGGTTGCCAAGGTTCGACAAATCTTGACCAAGCCACATAGCAGCAGTCGCGCCAATGCCCTTCGCAATGCGCTCAAGTCTGGAGGAGCGTCATTCAATAAATGGGTTCCAGACGCAAACACAGGCGCTCAAGTGCTTGGCTGGGAATTTAACGAGGCATTCTCCCGCCCCGGCGCGAAGGCGAAGTTTGCTACGGAAGTCGGTCGCAAGGGCAACAAGTCCGCGATGATTTCCCGCGACGCAACGGGAACTTATTACGCATACGTTGTGCAGCGCATTGAAACGGGCATCGGCAAGGACGAAGATATGCTCGGCACGATGCGGGCGTACTCAACTGAGGCAAGGGCGAAGGCCGCCGCGTTGCGTGGGCTTGAAACTTCAGGGCTACGCGGAGGCTTTGCCCGCCCGGGCGTGAAGGCGGAGATGGCGGCCCCAGCAAACTGGGAAGCCAAACTCGATGCAAAGAATTTGGCGGACGGTTTTAACGTAGAAGGATTACGAGAGCTTCTAGGAGCAGCTAAAGAGATTGCCCGCAAATACCCGCAATACAAAGCACTTGGGCAGAAGCTAGTTGACGGCATCAACATGGTTGTTTCGGCAGTCAAGCAAATGAAGACCGAGTCTATGAAAGCCGCCCGCCCCGGCGTGAAGGCGAAGATGGATAGTAGCGATGGCAATTACTTTACGATTAATGGATATGTTGACAACTCCATTTGGGCAAGTACGTCGTTCGATACCCAAGCGGAAGCGGAGTATTCCGGGAAGCGAGTGCTGGAGGCTTTGAAGAAAAGCCATCCAAAAGCCAAGAATGTTAATGTTCAAATCTTAAAGGTAGTCGATTACTCACCCCAAAAGCTCAAGACCCTGTCCCTGCGACCGGGCGCGAAAGCAAAGGCGTGAGCCAGCGCAAGGCGATCATGCGCCGACTGGGCATCTTCGCCCTGCCGACAAGCAAGCGCAAGCTGACCATCGACCAAGCCGAAGCGGCGCTCAAGCGCCTCGGGTATACGCTTGACTTCCGCAGCGGGGAAACTAACCCGCCAGCCTTTGCTACGTCCTACGAAGTGAAACAGCCGAACGGCGTTGTCAAGCGCATGACGGTAGACCAGATCAAAGCCTTGATGCAGCGGTCGAGGTTCGATAGCAACTGCGGCATTGGTAAGGGCGGGTTCAAGCCCGGGAACACCTGCGGAGCCGAAGGTGGCGGCGGCGGCGGTTCGTCATCGAAGCCAAGCGACACCGTGCGCGGCATTGAAGACCGCGCCAAGGCGGCTGGGAAGTCGTTCACGGAGCAATGGCTGTCCGAAACCCGCTCAGACATTACCCGCCAGTACGACCAACGCGATGCGCGGGAAGCAAAGAAGGCGGCGGACACCATTCGCAAGAAGGAAGCCGAACTCGCTGAAGTGAAGCGGCAAGGCCCACAGGCACGCGCTGGCGGGTTGCCTGAAAAGGCAAAGACCATTCGCGCCCTTGAAGGTCAACTCGACAAAGCGAAGCAGGACGTGGAAACCCTACGCAAGCAGCATGAAGCCGCTGCCAAGGCAAGCGAAGCCGCAATGCGTACTATGCGCGAGAAGCGTGCAGCGCAGAACACCCCAGAGGCTAAACGCGCTGCCGACATTGCACGCTCCAACAAACAAGCCCTCAGCATGGTGAATCGAGAGCGCAAGCAGCGCGGGCTTCCACCACTCAACAAACTCCCGGATTAAGCAATGCCCGACCCGATCAACAACCCGCTCTCGCAACGTCAGTCGATCCCCGGCGCAGGATTGCCACCAACCAAGCGACCGCGCAAGCCGCTGCCGCCTCCGATTGATCGCGGACTGACCGGGCCGCTCGCCATGCCCGTGGAAGTGCAGCGGACGTTCTTCCGCACCGCCAGCCTGATGCTGCGGAACTCGAGCCTTGCGTACCGCCTTGACCCGAACTATCAGGCGATGATGCGGGCAGACGCGGACATTGAGGGCGTACTGCGCTCCCTGCTCGTGACCCTTGCGGGGTTGGAGTGGAACGTCCTTTCCGACGACGAATCAGATCCGCGCCTCGTCAAGCTCGCCGAGCGCATTGCCGAGATCATCGGCGCAGCCCCGCGCCGTAGCGATATGTTCCGCTCCTTGCACGAAGCCGTCTGGTACGGGTGCAGCGCCGTGAACGTGGTTTACGACCGCGACCCGCGCCTTGGGGTACGCATCCGCGAATGGCTCCCGCTCGCCTCCGACACTCTCGCCTTTGACCAGACCGGGAACGTGGCGATGCGCGTTGGTAGCGCCTATATCAATCAGGCCTCCGTCACCGATCTCGGCTTTGACTCGCTCGTCCATTTGTTCGACGACAACGAACGCCGCGCCATTGTTCTGCACCGCGTATTTACCACCGCGCCTAACTTCATCGACCCGAACAGCGCCGAGACGGTTTACCGTGGCGTAGGGGCGCGAGATGTCTGTTGGTACATCTGGCTCTTGAAGCAGGAAGTCCTACAGAACGCCGCCGCCTATGTGGAGCGGTACGCCCTCGGTATCCGCGTTGGGTACTACCCAGCCGGGAACGATGCCGCCAAGAGCGAGATGATGACGATTCTCCAGAATCTCGTCAACGACAACTCGGTCGTTCTGCCCCGCATTTCGCCGACCGAGTCCATGTACGACATCGACATCAAGGATGCGAACGGTGGCCGCGCCCAGATCTTTATGGAGTTGGTCAACTGGCTCTCTGGCAAACTCAAGGAAGCGATCCTCGGTCAGTCGCTCTCGAGCGAGGCTGGCGGGACGGGCATGGGGTCAGGGGTCGCCGACCTCCACGCCGATACCCTTTCCCGCGTCATCCGTTATCACGCAGATTGCCTCGCGGAGAGCCTGACTACCGACCTTGTCCGCATCATTGCCGGGATGCTCGGAGCCTCCGAAGAGGATGCCCGCCGCATTCGGTTCGTCTTTGCCCCTGAGCGACCGAACCCGAAGGAGCGGCTGGAAGCAATTCAGACGTTCATCCAAATGGGTGGCCGCGTCAGCGAGCGCGAAGTCCGCGACCTCCTTGGTTTGTCCGACCCAGAAGACGGGGAATCCGTCCTCGGCGGTCAAGCCGCAGGCAGCGCGGGCGCATCGTCCAACCCGCTCTCCGCCATGCTTGGGCAGGGCAACGAGAGCGAGGGCGATGAGCCAGAACCTGAAGCGCCGAAGGTAGCCGCCGTCCGCAAGCGCAAGCGATGACCAAAGCCGAACTTGACAAGCACCTCCGCAAAGTCCTGCGCCAGTCGCAGCAGGCGTACCGCCGTGCGGTCGCGGCTCAGGTTAGGGGCGAAGATGCCCTCGCGGCGTGGGCGGAGTTCCATGAGGCGACTGCGGCGCTCCTGATGGCATCGTGGCTCTTCGGGGCGCGTGACACGGTAGACACCGCCAAGATCCCAGACGGGGCTATCGAAGGAATGCTCGACGATGGGGACGCGGTCAAGTTCGACCGGGACGTGCCGATCTCCCTTGAGGGCTTCGGTACGAAATGGATGGCTCCGATCACGGGTTGGTTCAGGAAGCGCGTTCCAATCTCACGCGCCGACTGGGAGCTGCTCATCAAGGCAGCAGCCGCCAGCGCCGGGGACGTGACCGATCACGAGCGCGAAAACGCCCTTCCCGACCTCCGCAAGCAGTCCCCGATTCTCGATTCGTTGTTACGCGGTGTTACACGAGGGCCGCAAGGGGCTATCTCCCGGGTCAAGCGGATTGTCGATACCACCTTCTTCGTGACCGCCATGAACCCCGCCCAGACGCGCATGGTGCAGGAACTGATCGCGCAGGTCATCGAGGAGCGCCCGACCAAGAGCGTGGTCGGCAAGCTCATCAAGACCATGAACCTCGGCGACTTCGTTACGACCGCCCAACTCATGACCGGAACAGGGCTAACGTCCTCCCGCCTTGAAACCGTCCTGCGGACGAACACCAACCGCGCCATGACCGAGGGCAGCGCCGAAGTCCTACGGGATGAGCGGGTACAGGCTTTTGTCCCGCTGGTGCAATTTAGCGCCACCAAAGACCCGCGCACGCGGGACACGCACCGCGCCTTTGACGGCTACGTCGGGACGATGGCAGACTTCGACCGCCTTGGGATTGCCCCGCCGCTGGGCTTCAACTGCCGCTGTGCGCTAATCCCCGTCCCCGCCGCCGAGGCTTTGCGCGAGCGATGGACGCGCCCGAACGGGACGATAGACCCAGCCGCTATTGCCAAGCACAACGGAGCGCGTCAGCGGCTAGTGGACACGCGCCAAGTTCCTGACCCCGGTTTCGTAAACGCATAAATAAATCGCAAGGGAGATCGCTACGATGCACGACATGAGCAACACACGCAAGGAAATCGCCGCCCGTCTTGGATTTGCAGCGAAAGAAGTCTTCGCCGACAAGCGCACTACCGCCGGGGCGCTTCGCAAGGCGCTGAAGGCGAAGGGTATTACGAGCGCCGCTGACCTTGAATGGCATGGCATCTCGGCAAGCGACTCGGATTCAACGCCTTACTGGTTGTACGAGGACGGCTCAATGGAGAAGATTGACGATGTCCCACACGGGCAGCGCGATACCTTTATTCCGGCTCCAAAAAAGAAGTCCTCCCGCCCCGGCGCGAAAGACGAGTTTGCCGCGCATCCGTCTTGGAGCGAGGGCATTCTGGGGAAGGACACCGATCCGAAGCTCGCGGCATATTCGTGGATCAGCAAGAACAACATCGAAACCGGGCGCAAGCAAATGCTGCTCGCTGACCTTTCGGCTGGTATGTACGAGAAGAACCCGTCCATGTCAATCGCTCAGGCCGTCCTAGCCGCCGCCAAGGACATGGTTAGCAAGGGTGTCGCAACAAGAGACATTCAGCAATGGGCAGAAAACGGCGGCAAGTTTGCCCGCCCCGGCGCGAAGACCCGCATGACCCGCGAGCAGACCGAGGAGCAGAAGGCAGGGCTGAAGATCATGTCCGCCGCTGACCCAGCCGTCGGCGCGAAGATCGCCAAGCTCATCAAAGAAGGCAAGCCACAAGACCAAGCGGTCGCAATCGCGCTCGACATGAAGCGCAGAGGAGAACTGTAAATGCCACAATCATTCCTATCGACTGCACAACCAGCGTCGCAATTCCTTACCCCAGCAGCTGCGTCGGCTAGTTACGGATCAATTGCACCTACGGATACCAAGCCAACAACGGGGGTTATTTACACCCTTGAAACGGCCGCTAATCCAAGCCTATTGCGAATTACCCCGTTGAGCAGCGTGAACAACGCTACCGGGGTTGGTATGCGCGTGGTGGGCTGGAACCCATGTCCGATTCCAGTCACCTATACGAACCTCATCACCTACAGCCAAGATTTTGATAACGCTGCATGGATTAAATCTAACCTTGCAGTAACGGGCGGCTCTATTAATGCGTCGGTTGCTCCAGATGGAACGACAACCGCAGATAACGCTCTTGAAACCGGAGCGACTGTCAATCATTACATTGGTCGTGATTTAGGTGCTCCCGGCGCGTCTACAACTATTAGAACGCATTCGGTCTATGTCAAGGGTGGACTGGGTCGGCAATACGCATCTATTTGCGGCGGCAACGCCTCTTCTGGCCCCTACTACACAGTTACCGTTGATCTAAATACGGGCAGTATTACGCAGTCCGATCTTGTCAATACGGGAACGTGGTTCACCACTACGCCTTCTGCAACTGTGACAAGCGTTGGCAATTCGTGGTATCGCGTGGCTGTTACCTGCCGTCAAATACAGTATTTCTTGATTTCTCCAAATAACACAGCGACACCAACAAGCGGTGGCAACTGGGGTTTGGGTTCATATACCTCAGATGTCACCAAGGGTGTTGTGTTGTGGGGTGGGCAAGCTGAATTTGGAACGACCGCATCTCCGTACCTTGCTACCAATTCTGCGGCCGCCACAGCAACGAATACGACCGTCCCGCCAGTTACCGCATGGTTCCCAACCGTCTTGGCAGACTTGACGCTGACCTACAGCACGGGAACCGTTGCTGCTATGACGGTCAACAATGTCTCCTCGTATGTCTTCTCCAACATCACGCAGGTTGCACTCAGCCCAGACGCATCCCTGTATCGCCCATCGACGGTAACGGCCACAGCAACCGAAACGGCTTCAGCCCTTATTGACACGGTTGGATCTCAATTGGTTCAAGTGCAATTCAAGGCAAGCACGGGAAGCATGGGCGCGGCGTGGTATAGCATCTAATGCGGAACCGACTCTCCAATGTCATTAGACGATTCCGTCGCCCCGGTTTAAGCGGGACGGCAGCGGGATGGACGCAATACTTGCCGAACTCGGCAAGCTTTACCGTCTCGGATTACGCGTCTATTGCGGAGCAGTCGGCAAGCACGCTTCGGTTCCTTCGCCCGGTTTCTTCGCCCGGTTATGACTTTCAAAACGCATCTCCGGGAAGCCGTGTGTCGTTCACAACAACGGCTACCTCCGTGCGCGTGTCTATGTTTCACAACGACCTTGTGAGGTACACAGCGGACATCAATAACCAATTCAGTATCGGAGCGATTCTTGTTGATGGCGTAGAGGTTAAAACGTATCAATGGGCGCAGCTCTGGAACGAAACCGGAATCGTGACGATTGAAATAAGCCTTTCCGCTGGCTCCAAGACGGTGACAATCGTCTGGCCGTACTGGACTGGGTTTGAGTTGCGAAAGATTGAAGTCAACACAGGCGCAACATTCACAGCCCCGTCAAGACCAGCCAACAAAATAGCGGTGTGCGGGGACAGCATTTCCCAAGGCGCAACGGCTTCAAAGGTCACAACGACATGGCCGTACCTTCTAGCAATCGCTGAAACCAAGCAATTGGTAAATTTGGCAAACGGCGGAGCGACGGCGGTTGCAACAGATGCAAATGGATTGACTGGCACGGGCTGCAATGTTGTGACCTACATGATTGGCTACAACAATTTCGTAGCGCAAACTTTGCCAGCAACATTTCAAACTGCCGTGCAGGGATGGATTACCAACGCCCGAGCGGCATTGCCTTCCGCCGCCATTTATGTCATCTCCCCGATTTACTCACCAAATACTGGCGCAACGTATCAACTTTCTAACTACCGAAGCGCAGTACAAGCGGCTGAGTTGGCTGCTGGCGACGCGAACACGTTCTACGTTGATGGTTTGTCGATCATGACAAACAACATCAATCGGCTTTACGAGGGTGCGGCGGGCATTCACCCTAATGATCTTGGGTCGTCTGAAATCGCCACCAACCTGTCTGCGATTGTCTAACCGCATGGAAATAGACCTCAAACCAACCACCGAGATGGCATCGAATGCTGCCCGTGGCCTTGAGCTGCGCGAGAAGCATGGCAGGGGTGGCACGGAAATCGGCGTAGCCCGGGCGCGTGACATCAAGAACCGGGCAAACCTGTCACCTGAAACCGTGCGCCGCATGGTGTCCTACTTCGCTCGGCATGAGGTTGACAAGCAGGGCGAGGGCTGGGGCAAGGATTCCGCCGGGTATATCGCTTGGCTCCTGTGGGGCGGCGATGCGGGCAAGGCATGGGCAGAGCGCAAGGATAAGGAACTCGACCGCAAGGAGGAGAAGACCGTGAACGCAAAGACATCTCACACAGTCGCCGAAGATGGCGACAAGGTAATGATTGAGCGCGTCGAACTGTTCATGGCGTTTGACCCAGCCATCGACGACGGCGAGGCTGACCCGGAACTCAAGCGGTTCAACAACAAGCGCCTCAAGGACATCGTCGCTAGTACGCGCAAGCATATGGCTCGCGGCTCGTTCCCTCGCCTCGTCATCATGCACGAAAAGGACGGCAAGGAACCGAAGTCCGCTGTCGGTCGATTCCCCACAATTTCCTACGAAGAACGCGATGGAATTGGGTACATTGTGGGCGACATGGAAGTCAACCGCAGCATCTTCGACGCATATATCGCTACTAACGCGTTTCCGCGTCGGTCGGCTGAGATTTGGTCAGGCTCAAACCATCTCTCCGAGGTGGCGTTGCTCGGGCGTGAAACCCCGCGCCGCCCGCTCCCGGACACCCATTTCACCCGCAAGGGCGAGAAGATCACTTGTTCAAAGTCCAACCATGACCTCGTCGGGGCTGGTGGCGGACTCAATACCTTTGTCCCGACGACTACCAAGGAGGAGGCCAGCATGGCATCCAGCGACGATATGCGCGAGGAGTTGGAGGCCATGAAGTGCGCCATCTCCGAACTCTCGGACATG